TGGTTACTAAAACCAGTACAACAGGGTCAGCTGAGTTACCATCAGGTACTACAGCACAACGTGATGGTTCACCATCAGCTGGTTATATAAGATTTAACTCAGATGAAACATCATTTGAGGGTTATGATGGCTCTGCATGGGGTAGTATCGGTGGTGGTGCATCAGCAGGTGGAGCTATATACGAAAACAGTAACAGCATAGATGCTGATTATACATTAACAACAAATACCAATGGTATGTCAGTCTCTCCAATCAGCATAGCTAGTGGAGTTACTGTAACAGTACCAACAGGTGCTAGGTGGGTAATACTCTAATGACAGTTAAGATTAATGCAGATACAACTTCAGGATTACAATTAGAATCTGATACTTCAGGTGCTATAGATATCCAATCAGCAGGTGTAACCAAAGCATCTATAGATAGTGTTGGTAATTTAGATATTCAAGGTAGATATAGTGGTAATGGAAATGTTCCACTTTTTTATGTAAGAATGACTGCAACTCAAACGGGAATAGGTGATGCTGTAGAAACTAAAATAGAATGGGATACTGTTGTTCACGAAGTTGGTGTTACTTTTGATACTACAAATCATAGATTTACAGTACCATCAGGTGGTGCAGGTTATTATCAACTTAATGCTTTTGCTCACCTTAGAACAAGTGTTAATACTGATTTGTCAGCTTGTTATTTAGCAGTTTATATTAATGGCAGTAAATCTACGACTATTTCACAATTTAATTTTGCTACAAACTATGTAAGATTAGCATCTCCAAGTATAAATCATATTTTAAATTTATCTGAGGGTGATTATGTAGAAATGTATGCATACATTAACACTGTTAATGCAGGTAGCTCAAGAACCATTAATTCTAACCAAAGTGGTTGGACAATGCACAAACTTATTACATAGGAAATAACATGCAATTAATAGAAAAGATAATAGAACTAAGACCAAGTCTAACTAAAGAAGATTTTAGTCCTGAGGGAACAATACTTTTAAGAAACGATTTAGATGGTCGTGGTGATTATATAGCTGAATGGAATCATCCAACTGAAACACAACCAACAGATGAGGAACTAGCATAATGGCTTTACCGATTTCAGGAACAATTAACGATAACCAAGCAGGTATACTAAGACCAAGAAAGACTGCTACTCCATTGATTATAAATGGTGATATGGCTATAGCTCAAAGAGGTACGAGTAAAACTGGTCTTACAGCAAGTGGAACAGGGTATCACACTATAGACCGATTTATGTCATTATTATCTTCAGCAGGTACATGGACAGATACACAAGATACAGATGTTCCAACAGGGCAAGGATTTGTTAGCTCATTTAAAACTGATTGCACTACTGCTGATGCTAGTTTGTCTGCAGGTGATTTTAGATTATTACAAATAAGAAACGAGGGTCAAAACTTTCAAGTATTAAAACATGGCACATCTGATGCTGAATCAGTAACAGTTGCATTTTGGGTAAAATCTAACAAGACAGGAACTTATACTCTTGAGCTTGAAAAAGCTGACAGCAATAGGTCAATATCACAAACATATACAATAGATAGTGCTAATACTTGGGAAAAAAAAGTATTGTCTTTTGCAGGTGATACATCAGCTACTATACCAAATGATAACTCAAATGAATTTACAATAGGTTTTTGGTTAGGTGCAGGAACAGATTGGACTTCAGGAACAATGAATACGTCATGGGCAACTAAAACATCAGCTAATAGAGTTTCATCATCACAAACAAACTTAGCAGACAGCACATCTAACTACATCAACATAACAGGTGTTCAACTAGAAGTAGGAAGTTTTGATACTAACAGCATACCTGACTTTCAGTTTGAAGATAGAGCAACAAGTTTAAACAGATGTCATAGATATTTTTATAGAGTATATTCTAATAATCCTTATTCAGTTTTTTCGGCAGGATATAGTAGCAGTTCGACAAAACACCTATCATGTTTTAACTTTCCAACAACTATGAGAGCATTACCCACTTGCTCATCTAATGGAAGTTTCCAAGTTATTGAGGGTGGTAGTTCTAGGTCAGTAACAGGAGTAGCATTTGATGGTAATTCTAGGTCTTTGGATAATGCTAGAATAGATGTATCAATGTCAGGTGGTACTACAGGTAATGGTGGAATGTTTAGAGCAGCTAACGATACAGATGCTTACATTGAAGCAGATGCAGAATTATAGGAGATAGCATGAATATTACATCAGCACAATATACTGAATCTGAGGGAATAAACTCAGGAATTAAATTAGTTTCTAATGGCAAAACTTATTATGTTCCATTAGATGAAAATAATTCACAATACCAAGCAATTCAAGAATGGGTTGCTGAGGGTAACACAATACAGGAAGCAGAATAATGGCAAGTATAAAACTAACAGGTGATACTTCAGGTGAAATTACAATCTCAGCACCTGCTGTAGCAGGGACGAACACTCTAACTTTACCTGCTGAAACAGGGAGTGTCATTACTTCTACAAGTCTAAATACTGAATCAAACTTTGTAAGATTAGCAGGTGAAACTTTAAGTTCAGATGTATCTTCCATTGAATTTAGTACATCTGTTATTACAACAACCTATAAAACATATATTCTTTATTCAAGATTACAACCTAAAACAGATGGTGCTAGAGTTATTGTAAGATTAAGAGATGACTCAGGAGTACTTCAAGCTAATGTTAGTTCTTATCAATCACAGGTTTATCGTGGTGGTGGTACTGACTTTTCTGATACGTCAACAAATTCTATATATCCTGTTAGCTCATCAGGTAATGCTACAGGAGAGTATGCTTTTTACAGACATGAATTTAGTGAGCCAAGAACATCAGATAAGAAAACAACCTTTTTATTACATGGAACTAATGTTACTACAGCAGGAAATATTGCTATAGTGCAAGGTGGGGGACTATTATCAGTAGCAGAAGATAATCAAGGGATGGTAATATTATTTGATTCAGGAGATATTGCATCAGGCAGTTCTTATGTCTTATTTGGAGTAAAAGGATAATGAAAAAATATGTAGACGGACAATATATAGAAATGACAGCAGAAGAAGTTGCTGAAAGAGAGGCACAAATTGTAACAGATGTTGCATTTACAAAAACAGTAACAGACGCATTAGCACAAAAAGAAACCGACAAAGCTAATGGCAGACAAAAACTCAAAGACTTAGGATTAACAGATGCAGAAGTAGATGCATTGATAGGAGAATAATGAAAGTAACCTTAGAACAACTTGCTGAAAAGCTAGACCGACTGGAGACAAAAGTAGAATCGTTACAAGAAGATGTAGCCAAAGGTAAGGGAGCTGTGAGTTTTCTTATGTGGTTAGGTGGTATAGCCACAATTATTGTTGGATACTTTTGGAGTAAGTAATGATACCTTTTGAAGTTATTACCATGTTAGGTAGTAGTTTACTTACAGGTGTATTAAGCCTGTGGTCAGCTAGTCAGAAAGACAAGGCAGAACAACAAAAGTATTTAATACAACGTGCTGAGGTTGATAGAGCAGCCATACAGGACGCACGTAATCACGGTGGACACTTCCAAAGTGTGACCCGTCGTTGGATGGCATTATTAGCAGTATTCTTTATTATATGTTTACCAAAGCTAGCCGTCTTTATAGACCCATCTATTGCGGTACATTTAATGTATTTAGAGCAAGTCAAAGAAGGGTGGTGGATATTTGGCTATACACAAGAGGTAACTACCTTTGCTGGTCTTACAGGTATAGTCATAACTAACGCTGATACACACTTTTTAGCGGCAGTATCGGGGTTTTACTTCGGTTCAGCTGCCGTAAGGAGATAAAATGACAGACCAAAATGAACAAATAGAAAAGATAGTAGAAGAGTTACCTGTATTACTGGTGGCTCATGCTTATAGGAAGCTTAAGTCAGGTGATGAAATATCTGCAAGTGAGATGAAGGTATGCTTAGATATCTGTAAGACTTACTCAAGTCCTGATATCGTAGAAAAAGCTAACAACATACTAGAGGACTTACCGTTCGACACAGATGAATAAGATAGATAACTTTAAGAACTTCTTGTATCTAGCTTGGAAACACCTCAATCTACCTGAGCCAACACCTATACAATACGATATAGCAGACTATCTACAATCTAAAGAGAAACGTATAGTAATAGAGGCTTTCAGGGGCGTAGGAAAGTCTTGGATTACTTCTGCATTTGTATGTCACCAATTACTGCTGAACCCTCAGCGTAACATATTGGTAGTATCAGCTAGTAAAACGAGGGCTGATGACTTTAGTACATTTACACAGAGGCTTATTGCAGAAATGCCTTTGTTACAGCATTTACAACCTAAGGATAGCCAAAGACATTCTAAGGTATCCTTTGATGTTGCCCCAGCACAGGCTTCACACGCCCCCTCAGTGAAGTCTATGGGGATTACAGGTCAGCTTACGGGGTCTAGGGCTGACCTTATTATTGCTGATGACGTAGAATCTGCCAATAACTCACAGACTCAGCTTATGCGTGACCGCTTAAGTGAGACCGTAAAAGAGTTTGACGCTATTATAAAGCCTAAAGTAGGACGTGTTATCTTTCTAGGAACACCTCAAACAGAGATGTCATTGTATAATGACCTAGATGAACGTGGGTTCAAGACACGTATATGGTCAGCATTGATTCCTAACCAAGCACAAAAGGTAGGATATGGGCATAAATTAGCTCCTACAATCGCTGATATGGATGGTAAAGAGGGAGACCCTACTGACCCTGATAGATTTAATGAAATCGACTTAATGGAGCGTTTAAGCTCATATGGTAGGTCAGGCTTTAATTTACAGTTTATGTTGGATACTAGTCTATCTGACGCCAATAAATACCCATTGAAGCTTAATGACCTTATTATAGCCTCAGGTTGCAGCACATGGACAGAAGCTCCAGCCAAAATACAATGGGCTTCAGGTATAGACCAAATCAAAGCGGTTGACTCTGAGTTACCTAATGTAGGACTTAAGGGTGACTATTGGACTTCTTACCTATATATGTCCGAAGAATTTACAGAGTTTGAAGGCTCAGTTATGTCTATTGACCCCGCTGGTCGTGGGGCAGATAAAACAGCCTATTGTGTACTTAAGATGTTACACGGTGTATTGTACCTGACTGCCATTGGTGGTCTAGATGGTGGATACTCTGATGACACACTTAAGAAGCTAGCCAATATTGCCAAGAAACATGACGTCAATGATATCGTCATTGAGAGTAACTTTGGTGATGGCATGGCAACACAACTTCTAAAGCCTGTATTGGCTGACATACATCCTTGTAATGTAGAAGAGGTACGTCACAGTATACAGAAAGAGAAGCGTATAATAGACACATTAGAGCCTATTATGAATACCCATAGGTTAGTTATTGATGATAAGCTTATCAAAGATGACTTTCAGTTAGACCCTGACCACCAGTTATTTAGACAGATGACTAGGATAACAAGGGATAAAGGTGCACTAAGGCATGATGACCAAATAGACGCCTTAGCTATTGCAGCTAACTACTGGGTAGAAGTGATGGATAGAGACCAAACATTGTCTTATAACCAACACAAAGAAGAAATGTTACAGGAAGATTTAGATAAGTTTATGGAACAAGCCATAGGCAGAGAGCCAAAAGGAGATAGCTGGATATGAGCGACTGGATATACTCTGATAGAGAGTGGGAAGAAGTCAAAAACCGTATAGGTCAAATTGAATCTTCTAATCGCTACGATATTACAGGTGGAAGTGGTAATGCTTATCACGGTAGGTATCAGATGGGAAAACAAGTCATAAAAGATTCTGCTTATGCTTTAGGTTTACCTACGCCTGACTTAGAGGTATTTAAAAAATCTCCTCACATGCAAGACAAATTTATGAAAAAGCACTATCAGATAGGCAATAACTGGCTTAATCAAAATAGTAAAGTATATAAAAACATGTCAAATGAAGATAAAAAGAAAGTGTTACCAATGCTTCAGTTTGGGGCTGGTAATGTGCGTAACTTTTTAGATAAAGGGATTATGTTTAAAGATGGAAATGGGACACCTATTACTAAGTTTAGGGATGCTTTTAATGGTTATGAGTGGGATGAAATAGACTCATACATAACTCTTGACCCTATAATGGTAACTCCATCTGATGGACAATAGGTCGTCAAAGGTTTTTCTTCATTTTTCCTTTGGCGGCTCTTGTCCTACTTGTAGGAGTCCTTGTCTGTAAATATCTAGACAAAGGGTGTACAAAAACTTAAAGTACCCATATAAGATAAAACCCCTGTGCACCCCTAGCTATATATAGACAAGCTATCCTTCCTTATTACTTATTAATTATGATACTAATAGAAGTACTACTCATAGTTATTACTGGAGTCTTACTCCTTAATAGTCACTATATAAAAACCTATTGGTTAAAGCCTGAGATATCCATAGGGGAGTTTATTCTGATAGCCGTGTTAACAGCTGTTGTTTTAGCTAATATTTGGTAAAAAAATATGAAGAGGTTATCGTACATGAGGCTTCGCCTCTTCCCCCGTCGGTTACTATATTATTGTCGCTGTGGGTTTCTTTTGGTCGTCACTGGCTCGGCTTCTTTCTATATATAGGGCTCTTTTGGTTTCCTATGGCTCGCCATTTTTATTTCATTCGTTTGTGTCCTCTGGTCTATTTTTATTCTCAATAGCTATATCAACAATTTATTTAAAATTATTTTCATTGCTAAACTATTGATTCTAAAGGGATTATTCAATTAGTATAAATTAATTTCATACATAGTGTTGACATGATGTCCATAATAGAATAATCTTTACTCATGCTGATTAGCTGGACAATATGAGATTCCAGCGAAATAAATACCAGCGGTCTGAAGTAAAGTAAGATGACGAGCGGTACGGATGGGGCACTTATCAGCTGGGAAAAAGTGCGATAGCTCATTATCCGAGATGATAGCGGAAGAGACTTATAGCACGGTCTATCTATCTAACGGGGACATGCAACAGCAAGATATTGAGGCTTGCACATGTAAAAGTTAAATTAATGTCGTACGGTATTGGTAGCCGTGCCTGAATGAGTAACCAACGAAACATTAACAACGAGGAAATACAATGAAAGAGATGTATATAACACATGAAGGAAAACGTACTAGTAAATCTAACCTTAGATTGCTAGAGGGTAACGGCATAACCGTTCTTATGTCTTATGCTACACCTGTAGCGTTTAAGGATGACAATGAGAACGCTAGGTGCAATGAGTGGTTCTTTACTAGCCATAAATACAGCCCTACAACCAGCAAACAAATAACCCGCTTTTTAAATGCGTACGCTGGCGGGCGTGAGGGTGGTCATGAGGTGTCCCAGCATAATATTGACAGTGCATACACAAACATGGCGGACAACGGAAACCATGTATTAATATCGAGAG